CCTGCCCATCCTCGCGGACTCTAGGGGACCGGATGTCTGCGAACGTGTGGAGAATTTATAACGCGTTATAAAAACATGCTTTCCCTGCGCAGTGTTCGTGGGAAGCAGGGCTCGCGTACAGGCGTGGCGTGGGGCCTCGCGTGCTGGCGTGCCACTCGCGTACTCTTGACATCCGGTCCCGAGCAGGCGCAAAAAAACCCCGCAGGGCGTGTACCCTGCGGGGCTGCGATCACTTACGATGCTTGCGCAAGAGAGCAATCATTTCAAGTCCAGCATTTTGAAACCGGTCAACATCGGCAACATCTACAATTTGTGTTGCCTTGTTTATGATGCCCTGGATGACGACAATCGGGTCTGCCGATTCGATTACCTTGGCATCAGCTTCAGCACGCTTTACGCCGCGTGCCTTGGGGTCGCCAAGCTTACGCAGGTGCCGAACAATCAGGCCGATGTAAGCCCCGATGTCCTGTTGACGCTTGGCCCTGAGACCTTGTTCGGAGTCCGACAATTCAGCGACATCATGCCCTTTGATCGCGAGCAGGCGTTGATGGTTTGCAGGCCACGATTCAATCACTGTGCGCTTAGCAGCCGCATAGTACTCGGCCACCTTACCATCGCCAGACAGGTGCTCGGCCCGGACACCTGCTTTCCAGAAAAGGCCAGCGATCTTAGCCCACGTACGATTGGCCTTGGCCTGCACATCATCCGCTTTGGTCAATTCACTGATCGCGCCAACTGCCACGAGAGCAGCATATACGCTATCGACCTGCGAGTTGTTCAATTCGACTTTCATATCATTCCTCTTTCGGGTTTATGGTTTGCACTATTGCATCCCATACACTAGGGAAAGCCGTGTTTTTATAAGCGTTATAAGCCGAACCCACCCACACCGGACCCCCCTTGTATGCGTTGGGACTCCGCCGCCGCGCTTCGCGCTGTGTTACGAATAAACGACGAGCGCTATAAGACGTAACAACGCAAAAACATTACGATAAACAGGGCAGTAAAAATAAACTAGGGGGTGGGTACACCCCCACCCCTGCCAATATAGAAACACCCCCCGGGTAGGAATCCTACCCCCCTTGCAGGCGTAGATTTTTCGCGTTACATTCCGCCCACCGAAGATCTGCTTCGTGCTGCCATGATTCAATGCCCTGTTGACGAGTACGTTCCACTGCCGACGAAGTCTGGCTCCCAGTCTGCCAAGCTCTGCTACGCAGAAATCAAAGCCAAGGCACGCGCTGCAGTGAACGCAGCCAACCTGCTGGACATCGTGGGCTACAAAGACGAACCCGAGGACATGGAGTTCGTCCAGGCCATCACGCACAACGCGCTGCGTCGATCGGCCCAAGGCAAGGAGGTGCCCTCCGAGGAGGTCAACGCGGCCATCAGCACCCCTGCCAGTGCGCTGTTCGTTGAAAGAATCCTGACTGCCTACGACATGGAGGTGGTGAAGGACGCCAAGCGCCTGCGGCACTTCGTCACAAACAAGCTCATCGTAGAGACCGAAAACGTCGATGCACGCATCCGCATGCGTGCCCTGGAACTGCTGGGCAAGGTCAGCGACGTGGGGCTGTTCACCGAGCGCACCGAGATCACCGTCAACAACCGCAGCACCGTCGAGTTGGAGACCTCCCTGCGGGACAAGCTGCGCAAGCTGATGGACGTGTCAGGTGCCGAAGACGCCAAGATCATCGCTCCGCCAATCACGCTCGATACCCCCATCAGTGCCAAAGCCATGCTGGCTGGCTCCTGAGAGCCTGCGCTGTGCAGCTTCTCACCGAAATCGAGATCGAGGCTCTGGCTGCCAACATCAGCCAGTTCAGCCCTGAGGAACAGACCCAGATCGCCGTCATCATCGACGAGCTTGAGCGCAGGAGACAGGCCAAACTCTGCCAAGACAACCTGCTTGAGTTCTGCAAGCACATGGACCCGACCTACGTCGTGGCCCCCCACCACAAAAAGCTGGCTGAACTGTTGACCCAGATCGCTTTCGGGCACAAAGACCGCATCGCGGTGTCCATCCCGCCCCGGCATGGCAAATCGCACCTCGTCAGTACCCTGTTCCCAGCATGGTTTTTAGGTAAATTCCCCGGGAAAAAGGTGCTGATGGTCTCCCATACGGGCGATTTGGCCGTCGATTTTGGTCGAAAAGTGCGAAATATCATCGCAGACCCACGGTACACATCGATCTTCCCGGGAATCACCCTTGCTGCTGACTCAAAAAGCGCTGGTAGATGGTCAACGAACCACGGAGGGGAGTATTTTGCCACTGGTGTAGGCGCTGCACTGGCTGGACGGGGTGCTGACCTGCTATTGGTGGACGATCCGCACTCAGAACAGGACCTTTTGGCGGGTAATTTTGAGGAACTGGAGAAAACCTATCAATGGTTTGCCTTTGGTGCCCGTACACGCTTGATGTCAGGTGGTCGGATAGCTGTAATTCACACCCGGTGGCACCAAGATGACCTAATCGGGCACCTGATAAAGGATGGTGCTAATAACCCCAGGGCAGACCAGTACGAAGTGTTCGAATTCCCTGCCATCATGACGGTGAAAAAGCCCGCCGACGATGGTGAAGAAGTTATCGAGAAAGCCCTTTGGCCTGAGAAGTTCGATCTAGAAGCACTTGAGCGCACCAAAGCATCAATGCCTGCGTTCCAGTGGAACGCGCAGTACATGCAGAACCCCACCGGGGAGCAGGGTGCCATCATCCAGCGCGATTGGTGGAAGCCGTGGAAGAAAGACGACCCACCACCCTGCGAATACATCATCATGGCGCTGGACGCAGCGGCGGAAAAGAACAACCGCGCTGACTTCACAGCCTTGCTGACCTTCGGTGTGTTTAGTGACGATGACCTGACAGATGGTGCGTCACACATCATCCTGCTGAACGCTATAAACACCCGCGTCGAGTTCCCAGAACTCAAAGATCTTGCCATCCGTGAGTGGAAAGAGTGGGACCCCGATGCGTTCATCGTGGAGAAGAAATCCAGCGGCACACCACTGTTTCAGGAGCTTCGGCGTATGGGCATCCCCGTGCAGGAGTTCACGCCGCACCGGGGCACCGGGGACAAGATCGCCCGTCTGAACGCCGTGTCTGACATCCTGCGCTCAGGGATGGTCTGGTATCCTGAAGGACGCCGTTGGGCTGAGGAAGTGATCGAGCAATCCGTCGCGTTCCCCTACGGGTCGCATGACGACATGGTGGACTGCCTGAGCATGGTGCTGGCCCGCTACCGGCAGGGCGGGTTCATCAGACTGCCAACGGACTACCGGGACGAACCGTCCTATCGCAACCGCGTTACGTATTACTGAAAGAACCTGACATGGCAACGAACTTCGACCCCGCGATGATGCCTCTTGACACTGCCCTCATGGGCGATGAGCCCGCCATCGAGATCGAGATCGAGAACCCTGATGCTGTCAGCATCGGCATCGACGGGGTTGAGATTGAACTGATGCCGGAACCTGAGACTGCGGACACATTTGACGCAAATCTTGCGGAGTACATGGACGACGGGGAGCTTCAATCTCTGGCGTCTGACCTCATTTCCCTTGTAGATGCGGACATCAACAGTCGCAAAGACTGGACAGATATGTTTGTCAAGGGTCTAGAAGTCCTTGGCATGAAGTACGAAGAGCGTACTGAGCCTTGGAACGGGGCTTGTGGGGTGTATTCACCTCTTTTGACCGAAGCCGCGATCCGTTTTCAGTCGGAGATGATCACTGAAACTTTCCCGGCACAAGGTCCGGTAAAAACGCAGATCATTGGGGCGGTTGACCGGCTGAAAGAGGAGGCGGCAGAGCGGGTTCGTGACGACATGAACTACATGCTGACCGAGCGGATGATTGATTACAGGTCCGAACATGAGCGGATGCTGTACTCCCTTGGCCTTTCTGGTGCGGCGTTCAAGAAAATCTATCCTAATCCGAGTACAGAACTGCCTGCTGCTCCGTTTGTACCGGCTGAAGATCTGATCATGCCTTACGGGGCGTCTAACGTGTACACAGCCGAGCGCGTGACTCACATCATGCGCAAAACTGAGAACGAGATCAAAAAGTTGCAGGTTGCTGGCTTTTACCGTGATGTAGAGCTTGGAGAGCCGGTACGCTTCTTCACTGACATTGAGAAGAAAAAAGCTGAGGAGCAAGGGTACACCCTGACCGATGATGATCGGTATCAGGTATTGGAGATCCACGTAGACTGGGACATGCCGGGGTACGAAGATGAAGTTCCTTTGCCGTATGTGGTCACGGTTGAGAGGGGTACCAACACCGTCCTGTCCATCCGACGAAACTGGAACGAAAACGACGACAAGAAACTCAAGCGACAACACTTCGTCCAGTACACGTATATTCCTGGCTTTGGTGCTTATGGTTTGGGCTATATCCACCTTATTGGTGGTTATGCTCGCGCTGGCACTTCCATCATTCGACAACTTGTTGATGCTGGCACCCTGTCCAACCTGCCCGGTGGTTTGAAGTCTCGCGGTCTTCGGATCAAGGGCGACGACACGCCCATCGCCCCGGGCGAGTTCAGGGATGTAGATATCCCTTCGGGAAGTGTGCGTGACAACATCATGCCGCTGCCGTACAAGGAGCCGAGCCAAGTCCTTGCTGCTTTGCTTCAGTCAATCACGGAAGACGGACGAAGGCTTGCGTCGGTAGCGGACCTCAAGGTCAGCGATATGAGTGCACAGGCCCCGGTAGGCACCACACTGGCAATTTTGGAGCGGCAACTCAAGACAATGAGTGCTGTCCAGGCGCGGGTTCACGCTTCGCTTCGGATGGAGTTCAAGCTCCTGAAGGGCATCATTCGGGATTTCTTGCCAACCTCGTACCCGTACACCCCAGAAGGTGGTGACCGCTCTGTCAAACAGTCTGACTACGACCTCGTAGAGGTCATCCCGGTCAGTGATCCTAACGCGGCCACGATGGCGCAGCGGATCATGCAGTACCAAGCTGCACTGCAACTGGCTCAAGGTGCCCCGCAGATCTACGACCTGCCGCAGTTGCACCGTCAGATGCTTGAGGTGCTTGGTATCAAAAACGCCGAGCGGTTGGTCGCCGTTCCTGAGGATCAGAAGCCTCAAGATCCGGTGACGGAGAACATGAACGTGCTGCGGGGCAAGCCCGTCAAGGCGTTTGCGTACCAAGATCACGAGGCGCACCTCATGACCCATCAAGCGTTCATGCAGGACCCAAAGATCATGGCGACTCTGGGGCAGAACCCAATGGCGCAGCAGATGATGGCCGCGCTCATGGCACATATTGCAGAGCACGCTGCGTTTGCATACCGGGCTCAAGTCGAGATGGCCTTGGGGGTGCCGCTGCCATCACTGGACGAGGAGGACAACGCGCCGATAGCACCTGAAGACGAGAAGGCCCTGGCTCCGCTGATTGCCGCCGCTGCACAACGCACGATGGTACAGAACCAAGCGATGGCTGCACAGATGCAGGCTCAGCAGCAGGCGCAGGACCCCGTCTTGCAGATGCAGCAGGTTGAGTTGCAGTTGAAGCAAGCCGAGGTGCAGCGCAAGGCGCAGAACGACCAGATGGACTTCCAGATCGCGCAGCAAAAGTTGCAGCTTGAGGCGCAGCGCCTGCAGATTGACGCCCAGAAGAACCAGGGCGAAGACCCCCGGCTAAAGGCTATGCGGGCGCAGCAGGAGTTGCAGCAGAAGGAGCAGATGCATCGCCAAAAACTCAACCATCAGGCGCAGCAGCAACAGGTCAAGATACAACAACAGGCTATGAAGGCAGCTCAACCCAAAGCACCGAGGCAGTAAATGGCAACCACATTCGACGTAGTTATCGAAGAACTGGAAGAGCGCCGCGAAACCATCGCGCAGGCGCTTATCTCAGGTGCGGCAAAAGACTTTGCCGAGTACAAATTCATGACGGGTGAAATCCAGGGTCTTTCACGCGCTCATGCTTTCATAACCGACCTTGTGCGAAAGATGGAAAACGACGATGAGTGAACTACTCCTGAGCGACGGCCAAAACACAACCGTGTTGCCGCAAACCGACGAGGAAAAGGCCCGACAAGTGCCTGATCCTGTGACCTACCACTTGCTCTGCGTTCTGCCTAAAGCGGAAGAAGCGTACGAAAGCGGTCTGGTCAAAGCAGGGCAGACCATGCACTTTGAAGAAGTGTTGAGTCCAGTTCTGTATGTCGCCAAGATGGGGCCAGACTGCTACAAAGACCCTCTTCGGTTCCCTTCAGGCCCGTCCTGCAAGGTAGGTGACTTCGTGCTGGTTCGTCCCAATTCTGGTACGCGGCTAAAGATCCACGGCCAAGAGTTCCGCATCATCAACGACGATAGCGTTGAAGCGGTCGTGCAAGATCCCCGTGGCCTGAAGCGGGCATAAGGAGTAGAACATGGAATCTTTTAAGTTCCCCGATGAGGTGGAAAAAGAAAAGCCCGTCGAAGAAAAGCTGGAGATCGAGATCGAGGGCGAAACCGAGATCGAGGTCGTTGACGACACTCCTGAAGAAGACCGTGGGCGCAAGCCCATGAAGGAAGCCCCTTCAGAGGTTACCGATGATGAACTGTCTCAGTATTCCGAGGGTGTCAAGAAGCGAATCCAGCACTTTTCCAAGGGCTACCACGAAGAGCGCCGAGCAAAGGAATCTGCGCTGCGTGAGCGGGAAGAAGCGGTACGGCTGGCTCAATCTCTTGTTGAAGAGAACAAGCGCCTCCAAGGCAGTCTCGGCCAAGGTCAGCAAGCTCTGCTTGAGCAAGCCAAGAAGGTTGTTGCCAACGAGGTTGAGCAGGCCAAAGCGAAGCTCAAAGCCGCGCACGAAGCAGGGGATACCGAGGCTTTCATCACGGCCCAGGAAGAACTGACAACTGCCAAGATCAAAGCAGAGCGTGTCAATAATTTCAAACCGGCAGTTGCGCAAGCCCCGGCACCTGTGGTACAACCCGCTCCAAGCGTTGCACCGCCTCCTGTAGACGACAAAGCCCGTGCGTGGTTAAGAGCCAATCCGTGGTTTGAGACAAACAACAGGATGCGTGCCATTGCTTTAGAGGTTGACAAAGAACTTGTGAGTAACGGGGTTGATCCAACAAGCGACGACTATTACCAGCGCATCAATCAAGAGGTGCGTCAACTTTTTCCGGATGCGTTTCCTTCGGAAAGAAAGAAGTCATCGGTTGTTGCCCCCGCCACGCGAAGCACAGCGCCCAGAAAGATCGTGTTGACGCAATCACAAGTTCAAATCGCCAAGCGGCTCGGACTGACGAATGAGCAGTACGCCCGTGCGGTAGCGGAAGAAATGAGGAAACAAAATGGCTGAACCCAGAATCCCCCGTGAATTTGACACTCGTGCAAAGGCTGAAAGGCCCAAGCAGTGGATGGTTCCTGATGTGCTTCCCCATGTAAATGAGGAGCCTGGATATGCCATGCGCTGGATTCGTGTGAGTACCCTTGGTAACGCCGACCCGCGCAATGTTTCCATGAAACTTCAAGAGGGCTGGGAGCCCGTCAAGGCCAGTGATCACCCAGAGACGTATGTTGCGGAGACCGGCGCGGGCCGCTTCCCGGACAGCATTCAGATCGGCGGGCTCATGCTTTGCAAAACACCGAAGGAGTTCACTGAACAACGGAACGCCTTTTATCAGCGTCAAGCTGATGGGCAGATGGCGTCAGTGGACAACAACTACATGCGCGAGAGTGACCCCCGGATGCCTCTTTTCCGAGAGCGCAAGTCTGAGGTGTCGTTCGGACGCGGTGCTTAAACTTTAGGAGTCTCACATGGCCTACCCCTCGGTAGACGCCCCCTACGGGCTAAAGCCGATCAATTTGATCGGTGGGCAGGTGTTTGCGGGTTCTACCCGTTCCCTGCCGATTCAGTACGGCTACGCTACGGACATCTTCTACGGTGAATTCGTGGTGCTCAGTCGTGGTTTCATCACTCGCGCTTCGGTCACGACCGGCACGGGTTCCAACCAAGTCACCGGGATTTTCCTCGGTTGTTCGTACACCGACCCGGTGACGAAGCAGAAGCGTTTCTCGCAATACTGGCCCGCGTCTACGCTGGCTGGCGATGCGGCAGCGGTTGTTGCTGACGATCCTGACACGGTGTTCAAGGCTGTGGTTTGCTCTGCTACCACGGCGATTGCCTCTGGCGCTCTGGCGATGGTAGGCACGAACCTGAGCATGATCAACAACACTGGCAGCGTGAACACGGGCAACTCGGCAAACGCCGTGCTGGCCCCGACCGCTACGCCTGTGTCTTCGATCCTGCCGGTTCGCTGTGTTGGCGTGGTTGAAGATACGGCCTTCAGCGTGACGGCCTCGGGTTCTTCGTCTGGTACAACCATCACCCTCACGGGTTCTGGTTTGCCTGCGGCGATCCCGGTTGGCACCAGCGTGGCGTATGTTGCTTCTAACGGGCAACTGATCCAAACGTCGTCTTTCGTGACGGCAGCGGCTTCGGCTGGCGCGACCTCGGTCACGCTGAACTCAGCCATCGCAGTTCCTGGCAGCGTCGTTGCCATTCCCTCGGCCTCTACCATCGTGTTCACTCAGTACCCAGAAATTCTGGTGAAGATGAACCTGCTGGTGCATGGCTATTACAGCAGCACAACCGCCTAAGGAGTGAATCATGGCAATTTCACGTGCCCAACTACTGAAGGAACTCCTGCCCGGGCTGAACGCTCTGTTTGGCATGGAGTACAAGACCTACG